CCTTCATCACTTACTTGCTTCTGTTTAACAGAACGTAGCTGTTTATAGGTCGATAACAATTCATTGGCTGAGTCGAAATCATATCCTGCATCGGCTTGCTCAAAGATTTTAATGCGAACAGGGCTAGACTTCACCCAATTTGCAAAATCCTGATCTCTGGCGATGTCTCCAAAGTCGGGATGCTCTTGCGCTAACCTCTGCTGAACTTGTGCCTTTTTCATCTCAAGAGTCGCCATGCGAGCCGCTTGGATGTCGGGGTGATTATCAACAGTCCTCTGAATTGCTTTCTGTGGATTCTCAAAGAAATCTACTTCAGGCTCTTCCTGTCTAGTCTGTTGTCGTGAACTAAGGTTCTGTTTGATGAGTTCATCGGCTAACTTTCTGACCTCGCCTACTTCTTGTGCTTGCTTACCAATTAGCTTTTCAGCCTCTTGGTGCATCCTCACAATGTCGTCTAAACTTTTATCCCTGTATTTCTCAGGGAGTTCAGGCTTCTGCTCGATCTTCTGCTGTTCGATCTCTAACTCGCCCAACTCTTCTTTGTCATCATCAATCAACATACTTCTTTCCTTTTCCTGCCGTCAATCGGTTGTAGGAGATTCAACTCGGCATAATTGCTTATGAGTTGAGTTTCTGCTCGGCTTTTAACCTATCTAAATGGCTTTTCTCGAACCTTCCATGCGATGATGGAAATGCTCCAGACCACCCTTCTAGCTTAAAAGCTGGTGCAGATAGAATGCGATGAGTCTCCTCACCACACTCACACACAAGACTTGTTGTCTCATAATCAACAAATCTATCTGTCTTATGCCCGTTTATACAGGCAAATTCATACATTCTTCTCATTTAAGTCCTCAAATGCTCTTTCGCTGACTTGTTTCAAGTTTTTCAGCCAAATAAGTATAGATAACTCACCTTTTCTGAATTGTAGACTTTTTTCATCTGCAATTGTTGAAATATTATTCAAAGGTTCTATCATTTTGTCAACATCTTCCATCAATTCTATCCAACCTTGTGTGGACATCATTGAGAAGCGTTCCTCATAGTACTTTTGAAGTTCTGGGTTCATGCTCTAGTCATCTGTTTTTCAACAATCTTAGCCTTGTTCTGAATATCCGCTTCTTTTAGCATCAATTCAGCAACCTTGACCCGCTTATCGAACTCTCGTGAAGCCAAAGCGTCATCAGTTGGGAGGTTCTTGGTGTTAGCCGCCATACTCTTTGCTTGCAACTCAATAGGCATCAGTTGGGCTTCGGTCAATAACTTCTGAGCCTCTGCCTTATTCTGCTCTGCCTGTGTAGTTTGAACAGCAATCTGTGCTTGTGCCAGTTGCATAGCCAATTGTTGTTGCATCTGAGCCGCTTGTTGGGCTTGTGGATCAGCTACCGCCATCTTGTCGAGCATTTCAATCAACTCAAATCTGTTTGACAGAGAAGAATTAGCCATGATGCCCTTCAAAATGATAGGCAAAACAGGTGTATTCGGGCCAAGAGTCTGGAGTAGCGCAATGAACTGTTGTTGTTCATGCTCTCTAGCGATGATTCCCAGTGCTGCCGTAGGAATAAACTTCATGTCCACAGTAGGATAACGCTCGGGGTCGAACTGCATATAGCGATAAGCGGCTTTGGTGATAAAGGGGATCATGAAATCCTCTTGGAAGTTCACCAAGGTACGCTTGTATTTTTTGATAATCGAGGCAGTAGCCATCGAAATACCACCCTGACCAGCATCTCTGGATACCGCAGTAATCATTCCCTGAGAGTCAAGAGTGCCTGTTGCCATCAAAAGCATACGTTCAAACTCTTTGGCAGTTGTCAGGTTAGTCCCATCAGTATTTCCGAACTTAAACGGGAACAGAATCTCATTGGGATTGCCGTTTGTCAGGATTGCTTTACCTGGCTTAACTTCAAACTTAGCACCACGTGGGAGGCGAGTGGCATCCATAGCCATCATTGGGCTAGTTGTCAGAGCAAGGGAGTCTAAGTGGCTACGCACTTGGGCATCTATAGCCTTTTGTGAGTTGTAAGCCTTCTCAACAGTACCACGACCCAACAAGCGATTAGGAACTGTATCGTCCTGATAAGCAAGAATAGGTCTATCCTTCATCATGTATGGATTGGCTTCTGCTTTGAGAAGCGTTCCATCATTGGCAATCACGACAATTGCTTCGACCAAATCGGAATACTCATCTTGGATGGTGTCTTCAGGGAAGAAATCCTCTACTTCACCATCTTCGTTTTCCAACTGTTCTAGGTACTCACGGGGAACTAATCCATAGTAAGTCAGAAGTTTTACTTTATCGTCTTCGTACTGAGAGACTTCTTGGGTAGGCTCTAAGTCCGTGTCCATCGAATCAGTACCAACCTTTACCTTGCGGTAGATGCCTTCTTCTTGACCTTTGACGATCTTGTGGATGGAGACATACTTCTCGATAGCCACACCCATACAGTCATCAATAGACGTCCCGTTAGGGTCAAACAAGAAGTTACGGGGGTTGACAGGAACAATCTTGACTGCAATGCGGTCTTGTTCTACTACTCCGATAGCGGCTTGTCCAATCTGACCAGGTATTGCCTGAGTAGCGGGAACAAAGACTTTCTCTGTTTTGACAACAATCTCACCGATGCCAGTGCCATAAATCTCAGCCAACAGCTCAATCTGGTCAATAGACTTGCGAATCTTATCGACCTTAAAGTCTTCCATGAGTTGTGCTTTGATAGCAGCAACATCGAGGGGACTACCATTGACATCACGGATATCGTCTTGAATGTCAAAGAACTCACCCTGACCAAAGATGGCTTCCATGATCTCAGCATGGCGTGTCTCTACGGCTTGTTGGGTAGCGGGGGTAACGATACGGCTACGCTCGGAGTCCCTAGTCTTGTCTTGGACATCCCACTCGCCATTGAAGATGCGTTCGTACTCTAGCCAATCATCAAGACAGTTAACATCTCGCCAATCCCTCCAACGATCACAATGGTTAACAACAAAGTTAACTATTTCCTTGTCGGACTCGGTTGGTTCTTGATATTCCATCTTATACCCCACTAATAATATCTACTGGTTGCCAATCCTCGGAGTCATCTTCTTCCATATACGAAGTGACAGCAAGTTGGTCAATGTAACTAAGGGAGTCAGGCAAGTCATCGTGAACCCCTTGTGCAGGGAACAGGATTAACTGGTCTACGAACTCGTCCCAATCTTCTTCCGAATTTAACACAATTCTGCCATGCTCGAACCTACCTTGTAAAGCCCAGATGATTCTGTCAGCTTTTTTTCTATTCCCATGAGTCAAATCTACAATATGGGCATAGGTGTTGTTCTTTCTCATAAGGTCGCTCAGATAGGGCAAAACAGCGTTCTTTAATGCCCCCCTCTCTATTCCTACACTTAAAGGGCGGTAGTCCCTAATGGCTATCAGAATTTTAGAGGCGGTCTCTCGGATGTCCCAACGTCCATGTTCAATCTTCTCAACAAACCACTTCCCATCCTCTGTGACCTTAACGATTGAGATAGCAGACTCGTCTAGACGCTTCTTAGCATTGGCTGCTTGTTTGGCAACTTCCTCGAACCCTGCAAGATCAACAGCGATGTAATAGCTTCCATGTTCAGGTTTAACCCCGTATTTGATCCACTCTTCCTTGAAGATGTCAGAACCCGCATTGGTAAACGAAGCCATAAACTCTTGCTTGAAAGCGAACGAACTAAGGGTCTTTTTAGCAGAATCTATCTCTGCTTGGTCAATCAAGGGGTTATCAGCAGTGGTGAAGTGCCAGGACTTCCAATCAGGATCATCCTCTGACTCGCCCAACTTAAAGGTATCGTAGAACCAGCTTCTTCCTTTAGGCGTCCCGATGAAGAGTGCTCTCCCCCGTTTATCAGACAAACTGGCACGAATGACCTGTTCCCACGCCTCGGGCTTAATGTCGGCAACCTCATCGAGAACGGCATAAGTCAGAGAGACTCCACGAAGGGTATCGGGTCTATCCGCACCACGAACGTATATCCTAGCCCCGTTTATCAGGGTAATGTCTAGGTTGTTTACATGAGAGGACTGAATAACCTCTCTGCCAAGGTCTAGCAGTAAGTCCCAGATAATCTGTCTTGATTGTCCCATAGTGGGACTAACATAAAGAACCGCAGAGCCTTGTGGACACTTGAGTCCTTCTATCAGTAGGGTAACTGCCGCCATACGTGACTTACCGCATCGACGCCCAGCAGCTACAACCTTGAACCTAGTCGTGTCTTTGAATACCTCTTGTTGCCAAGGAAGGAGACTAAAGTTTAGATCAGCCATATTTAGCCTCTACATCTTGGGGTTCTTCAGAGGTGTCTATCACAGTAGGTTCTTGTCCTAACCCTGTTATGTTAATGGTGACTGCCGACCTCTGAGACTTGTCTTTTTCAAACAAAGAAACAGGAAGAGTCCTATCAAGACACATCTTCAAAGCAACCAGTTGATGGGGATGCTCATCATTAAGGGCTATCTCTATCACCTTCTGAGCCACATCCTTACCTCCACTCCTAATCATCAACTCCTTAAGCTCCTTGAGCCTCTGGTGGTCTGTCTTAGGCAATATAGCAGGTGGGTTGTCAGCAAACCTCTGTATGGTCATCTTTACTGAACCTTTTGGTCTACCCCTACCTCTTTTTAATGTTTCCACTTTTTTCCTCTCGGGAAGTCGATGATTGAGTTTATTCGTTTTAGCTTTTTCGGTATAGGGGGTGTACCACAAATATCTACCAACCCAACCCACCCCCTCCCCCCCCTATCTCTCTCTACATCCAGGGTTTCTACTACTGTCTATCTATACAGTACTGGCTAAACGTACAGCATAGGGTTTATACCTAAGGGTAGGGTTTCTACCTAAGGGTTTACCCTAAGTTTTGCGTTATGTTAAGTTGTTATGTTAAGTGGAGAAAGAGCAAAAGAGTTGGAGGGTGCTTTCCAGTACTACTTGAGTTATTCAATCCCATCCATTCCATTTCAGTATCCCTCTATCTATTCCTTCTATTACTCCCTATAGATTCACCTGTTAAGGGCTGATCCTTTGTTCTCGGGTAGGTTAGTTACGAACCCTATTGTATCCAATGAGTCTTCTGTTCTGTACCCTATAGAGTGGAGATGATGGTACAGGGCTAACAGGTTCTCGAAACCTTGACTGATATTGCCTTGTCCAGCGGATAGAAGTATTTGCAGCTTGGGGTTGTCTAGTTTTCTTCGGAACTGGACTGTATCGGCTTTTGGGGGTCTAGCCATTGTCTTACCCTCTAAAAGAATTAAATTGAATTAATTGTACTTTATTAGGGTTTATCCCTATTTTTTTTGTCTAACAATGAATTATTATTCTTTTACCGGACTAGCGGAACTAGTGTCTACATAGGTGTTAACAATGAACTTCTTTAAATCTGATCTCTTCCTTGACCTGGCTACTTCTGTTGCCATTGGTCTTGCCCTATGCGTTGGGCTGCTTGCTTACTTTGACGTATTGGTAAAGTAAATCTTTTGTTTTCTAAAATGGTGATTTAGAGGGGCTATGCTCGATGAGATTCCTGATAGTCTCGTTGAGTGCCTCTATCTGATCCATCTTTCTGATAGACCACGCCCTCTTTTGCCCATGCCATCCCATTACTGGGTTGCGGTGGCAATCTACGCATAGAGCTATACAGGTGTACTGTAGACCCTGTTTGAAGTGATGGGCTTCTGATGGCCCTGATGCCTCGCATACTGAACACGGGAGACTTTTAACCCTTGCCAGGTGCAATCTTTCCTTTGCATTCAGTTCGTGCCTGTGCTGCGGTCATAAGCCATCGATACTTTTCCTCGGTTTCTACGGCTTCCCTGATTCCCTCAAGTATTTGGATGTAATCAGCGTGAGCATAGGCGAATGTGTCCTGCTTTCCCAGTACTTCAGTACCCGCAAGGCTTTTCAGTTGTGCGTGTTTTGATCGTCTAAATTCCTCTAAGTACATACGATCAGACTTAGCCTTTGCGTATAAAGGGGCTGTTTTTATAATGAACTCTATTGCAAGTGTTGGTTCGTTCATGTTCTTTCTCTGATTGCCTCACCATAACCACTCATAGACTCGCCCATATCTTCCCATAATTTCTGATCGAGATCGTCGCACAGATTTGCACACGCCTCACGTTCATGTTGGGCAACAAGTTTG